AAGCAGTAAAGCTATCATGGCAGAATCATTTGCAACAGGTTCCGATCATCAGGTTATAAACGAGCTCAACGGGGAAAGACTGAGAGAACCTAACGAAGTTTTTAAACGTTTAGGTCGAGCAATAAGATATAATTTTCAAGTGGACGATGCAAAATTTAGACGCGATAATGTAAAAGAAATAATTTCTAATTTATTCGCTAACAAAGTTGACGTTGACCATCCTGAAAATAAATACAAAGACTTTAAGGATCTCGAAGATAACGTTGAAAAAAGACTTCAAAATCGCCAGGCGAAATATCAAAATGAAATTAATCAACTATCTGCGCCAGGTGTTAATTTTGATGATATTTAAAATTATTTTTCCAGTTTTTTGATTTTTCAACGCCTGAATATCGGAAATAGTCAGTGACGAACATCAGTATTTTTACATCATTACGTCCGGGTCATTGTCGGTTTATCTCCTTTTACTTGTGGTAATTGAGGGATAACAACAAAAAAGGTGAGTTTTGCGACTCACCTTTTTTATTTGTTTCTTATTCAGAATCAATATCTTTTAAATCATCCTGAATCGCTTGTGCGTTCGGATTTTCCTGCGGTTTGAGTTCGCCGCCATTAGCGATGAAATCATGACGCTGGAAGTACGCTTCGCGCACCATAATATAAGGATCGGACGACTGACGCAGCAGACCATCGGAATCCAACAACTGCGCACGAGTTTCTATCCCTTCAAGCGTCCATTTACCCACAGACATCGGCCAGGTCAGCCAGGAAAGAACCGGGTAAAGACCATCCGCCATATCACCACCGTCATCACGCAGCGTGAAGCTACCGTAGAACGGTAACTGGACGTAAGGCCCATAACCCACGCCATAATGACCAAGCGTACTACCGAAGCGGTGAGGTTCAGTCCGTTGCAGTTTCGGGTTCGCCATCCCTGCAACATCAATAAAGCCGCCCATCCCCAAAATGGTGTTCAGGAAAAAGCGGGTAAAGTGGACCATCCCCTGATAAGGGTCGCCCTGCAAGAAGTAGTTAACCATCACCGCAGGTTCTTCAAGGTTGCCAGTAAAGTTGCTCAAACCGTTACGCGCCGGTTGCGGAACATAATCACGCCAGGCGACAGCGACCGGTCGAACAATATACGGGTCTAATACATTGAAGTTGAAGTTGTACATGGTGCGGTTGAACCCTTCTAACGGGTCAGAACGCCCTTGCTGATCTGTACCGGAACTCGCACACCCCACCAGAAGCGTAGTTCCCAGAGCAAGCGCCGACAGGCGAAGCTTCATAAATGTCTCCCTGTTTTTTTATGGCTTATGCAGTTTGCCATCCATGACGGAACGATACCGTATCCGCCTGTTTAGGTGTGGGCGATTGTAACAGCACGTCAACTGATGTCCAGACGCCCTGATTTGCTGATTTGATCATAGCCTGGTAATCGCCGCCCTGTAGGCTACTTGATTCTATAGAAACAGAAAAAGGCAAACGCAGCCTTTTCTACATTTTCAGAGTAACTCCCGTCAGTTGCGAGCAAAAAAGCCGCTACGCTTTAGCTATACGTGCTAATTCAAGAGAAGAGACCATGGACAACGACAAAATTGATCAACACAGCGACGAAATTGAAGTTGAGAGCGAAGAAAAAGAGCGCGGCAAAAAAATAGAAATAGATGAAGACCGACTCCCCTCCCGGGCGATGGCAATTCATGAGCATATCCGCCAGGATGGTGAAAAAGAGCTGGAACGCGACGCAATGGCGCTACTGTGGTCAGCCATTGCGGCGGGTCTGTCGATGGGCGCTTCGTTACTGGCAAAAGGGATATTTCATGTCGAACTGGAAGGTGTGCCGGGCAGCTTCTTGCTGGAGAATCTCGGTTATACCTTTGGTTTTATTATCGTCATTATGGCCCGCCAGCAATTATTTACCGAAAACACCGTGACTGCGGTACTACCCGTCATGCAAAAACCGACAATGAGCAACGTTGGCTTACTTATGCGGTTATGGGGCGTCGTGCTGCTGGGTAATATTCTCGGGACAGGTATTGCGGCGTGGGCATTTGAATATATGCCTATCTTCAATGAAGAAACTCGCGATGCATTTGTCAAAATCGGCATGGATGTGATGAAGAACACCCCCAGCGAGATGTTTGCCAACGCGATCATTTCCGGCTGGCTGATCGCCACTATGGTTTGGATGTTTCCTGCAGCGGGTGCGGCAAAGATTGTGGTGATTATATTGATGACCTGGCTTATTGCCCTGGGTGACACCACCCATATCGTGGTCGGTTCTGTTGAAATCCTCTATCTGGTGTTTAACGGTACGCTGCACTGGAGCGATTTCATCTGGCCCTTCGCACTACCTACTTTAGCGGGGAACATCTGCGGCGGCACCTTTATCTTCGCGTTAATGAGTCATGCACAGATTCGTAACGACATGAGCAATAAGCGTAAAGCAGAAGCACGCCAAAAAGCAGAACGTGCGGAAAACATTAAGAAAAATTATAAAAACCCGGCATAAATGGCGAGGGTTTAAGCAATCGAGCGGCAGCGTACTTACCCCGCAGTCCATTAGCGGGTATACTCATGCCGCATTGTCCTCTTAGTTAAATGGATATAACGAGCCCCTCCTAAGGGCTAATTGCAGGTTCGATTCCTGCAGGGGACACCATTTATCAGTTCGCCCCCATCCGTACCAGTCCGCAAAATCCCCTGAATATCAAGCCTTCCGTATATTCACGGTTCGTCATGGTTCGCGTCAGATCGTTGACAGCCGCACTCCATGACGGGTAAAAAGTGGATAAAATAATTTTACCCACCGGATTTTTACCCATGCTCACCGTTAAGCAGATTGAAGCAGCAAAGCCGAAAGAAAAACCATACCGCCTTCTCGATGGTAATGGCCTGTACCTTTATGTCCCTGTATCCGGGAAAAAGGTATGGCAGCTTCGCTACAAGATTGACGGTAAGGAGAAAATCCTGACCGTCGGAAAATATCCACTTATGACTTTGCAGGAGGCAAGGGATAAGGCATGGACTGCGAGGAAAGACATCTCGGCTGGCATCGATCCGGTAAAGGCGAAAAAGGCTTCGTCTAACAACAATTCCTTTAGTGCGATTTACAAGGAATGGTACGAGCACAAGAAGCAAGTCTGGTCAGTAGGCTATGCAACTGAACTTGCCAAAATGTTTGATGACGACATTTTACCCATCATCGGCGGTCTTGAGATTCAGGATATTGAGCCGATGCAACTGCTGGAAGTAATCCGCAGATTTGAAGATCGCGGTGCAATGGAGCGAGCCAACAAAGCCCGCAGAAGATGCGGCGAGGTTTTCCGTTACGCTATTGTCACCGGAAGGGCTAAATATAACCCGGCACCTGACCTTGCAGACGCCATGAAAGGATACCGCAAGAAGAACTTCCCGTTTCTTCCAGCAGACCAGATCCCTGCATTCAACAAAGCACTGGCAACATTTTCAGGAAGCATCGTATCGCTCATTGCGACCAAAGTTTTACGCTACACAGCCCTAAGAACGAAAGAGCTTCGCTCCATGCAATGGAAGAACGTCGATTTTGAAAACAGGATTATCACTATCGACGCCAGTGTGATGAAGGGCCGCAAGATTCATGTTGTTCCTATGTCAGACCAGGTGGTTGAACTTCTCACTACGCTAAGCTCAATCACCAAACCAGTATCAGAGTTTGTTTTTGCCGGTCGCAACGATAAGAAGAAGCCAATCTGCGAGAACGCGGTACTGCTTGTGATCAAACAAATCGGCTATGAAGGTCTGGAAAGCGGTCACGGATTCAGGCATGAATTCAGCACGATTATGAACGAGCACGAATGGCCTGCTGATGCTATTGAAGTGCAACTGGCACATGCCAACGGCGGTTCTGTGCGTGGAATTTACAACCATGCTCAGTATCTCGATAAACGCAGAGAAATGATGCAATGGTGGGCGGACTGGCTTGATAGATAAAGATCACTCATATATCATTGAAAAATGATATAAATTTTATTTACATGTGTTACTATTTTTATTGTAATTGTAGTTTGATTTAGAATATAAACGGAAAAACAAATGAGATGGCACTCATTATTCCAATTTTAGAATAAGCAATATTAATATTGTCATATATAATTTTAATATAAGGGCGTAAAAATGCAGTGGGCTTATAATTTAAGAGTATTTGCCATTTTTATGGTTGTTGTTATACATGTCACAGCTGGGTATGTTACTTTCGCAGATACTAACCCAAGCTTCTATGGATCTACACTTTGGTGGTCTGCAAATATTCTTGATTCATTCAGCAGATGGAGCGTTCCTGTTTTTGTTATGTTGAGTGGTTACTTTTTGATAAATGGAACGGATTCTACAATTAGTTTTTACAAAAAAAGAATGACGAGGATATTGATCCCAGTATTGGCATGGACGATGATATATATCACATGGACAATATTTAAGTCCTACATCAAAGGTGATATAACTCTAGGGGTTATAACATCAATAAAACAGCTTTTAGCTGGTAAACCATATTACCATATGTGGTTTTTATATATGATTCCTTTTTTATATATTATAACGCCTTTTTTAAGAAAAATAATTGCAAAATCAAGTGATAATGAAGTAACAACCCTCATTGTAATATGCTCTGCATTGCCATTGATTAATCTAATATACAACAACGTTGTTGGCATGGAAAACAACAAACCGCAATTTTTCATGATAACATTTTTAAATTATATAGGCTACTTCGTTATTGGTGGTGTGTTTAGGGCAAAGAAAACAGAAAAACTTTGCATGTGTACTATATTCACATTAATTTCATTGATAATAACGGCTATTTTAGCTTATAAGTTTGGTCGAGTGTATTTCTATGACTATTTAAGCTTAAATGTTTTTATTTCATCGGTGTTAATATTCGCGATATGTTCTTCAATCAATGGTGGAGAGTCGTTATTATCAAAAAAACTAGCAAGCCTAACACTTGGAGTGTATTTAATACATCCTATTTTTATTGAGCTTTACTCTTATTTATTGAGACATTTATTAAAAATAAATGCATTCTCTATTGTATACATGCTCTTTATGATAGTGGTAGTTTTTGCATCTTCTTTAGCAGCTAGCTTGATTATTAGTAAATTAAAGTATTTGAATAAGATAATATGACCAGCAATGCCAGCGCACTTGTCATGCGCTGGCATTTATTAAAATGCCATGGGGAAGTTTGCTGTTAACGGTATAATAGAATATTCTATAGATGTCGGTGGATTTCCTGATGAATAATAATTACCCCTTGCCTGCAAAACAATTAGCCCACTAGAACCTGTATAACCAGCTCTAAATGATATTTGTTTTAAATTGTTGTCAGTTGTGTTTGGGTTTATTCTTTCGTCTATTGCTGGCTTTAGATCTTGCGCATCGTGAGCTCCAGAAGAGACAACAAATGTCTGATAGTTATTTTTAATCCCACCATTAACTTTTACCATTAAGAGATAAAGACATCTGTCTGAAGCGTATCCATTATTTATCGCATAATCCAATGTAATTCTTATTATACTCCCATCTTGTTGAGCTGGTATTTCCTTTCTTAAAAGATGTGGACCACGAACAGAGTTATCGTAAGAATTTCCAATATAATTACTTCCGCCAACGAATGCGGAATTCATTCTCCATATATTCTCACCAGAAAATAGACCAGAGCTTATATAATTACCACTCCAGACATTTCTATTTCTTTCAGGTCTTGCATCTATCACCATACCATTACCACCAAAAAGACAATTTCCATTAAAAACGCTCCCAGCGAAATCAGTAGGATCGATGCATTGCACTCTAACAGATTTGTCAACTTCACCTGTAATAATTTGAATTATGTTGTTGGATACGTTATTACCAGCACACCAATAACCACCAAATCCATTGTTATTATTATCTAATTTTCGCCCTGAAATTCCGTTAAATATACGTTGCTCTGAGGGGTTATCAGATCCAACATAATAAATAACATTGTTACATACATTTACCAGTGATGTTCTTAACCATATTCCAAAATCATTAAGTGGATTTTTCTCAAAATGCATGACGTTATTACTAACTGAACTTCTACCTCCAAGACCAATCCTTGGGCCGCCACTAATCCCTAGTGTCATAACCTTAATGGACACGTTCCAAAGCGTGTTATTATCAAAAACACTTTCAAGACCACCAGTAAAGGTATCAACTTCACAGGCTGCTTCTGTGTTACGGTTAATAAATCTGTTGGATGTAGAAATTCCTCCTGTTGTTGCACCACCTATTTTATAAATATCTGAGTTACCACCTGACTGCATAAAAACATCAAAGGTGTTATTCGTTACGTGGAACATTGACTTGCGAGGCGTCCCAATGTCGACGGATGCAGTCGTGTTGCCAAGAATCATCAGATATGGATATACCTCACCATGTTCACCTGACATTCCTGCATCAGAGATATACTGATCTGTGTTGTCATCAGTCTTGCAGTAGTTATTATCAACTGAGACATGTACGCTGGTTGGGTCCTGACAGTTAACCATGATGTAGCCAACACCGCAGTTAAAGCATTGCATATCTTTTATCACCACTCGCGTTGGCAAATTCGCCAGCCCATCAGGGTAATCATTGAAAATTACCTGAGGACGCTGGGTGTGGTATGCATTTGCGGTGAACTTACCACCGATAATCTCTACTGATTTTGCGCCAAGCGGATGGAAAATATAATCAATGCCATTGAAGGTAAATTCTCCAGTAGAAGCATCGATAATGATGTCTCCTGGGATGGTGACGGGGGCCGTTACATCGTACACACCTGATGCTACAACTCTCGTTTTGTTTGCAACCGCATAATTTACAGCTGCCTGTAATTTTTCTGACGCATTACTTCCGGGGAATACCTCGGGGACAACCCATTTGATGGCATCCTGTACCGTGCCATATGGCATAATCCCAACAAGACCAGCGCCGTCTTGATTAGAAAGCCTAATCTCAAATTGATCAGGGTCGTACTTCAGCACATTAGGGAAATAGAACTGCTGTGATCCATATGCATCGTACACAGACATAGAATGACCTTGCACAGTTACAAACTTGGCAATCTGTCCGTTATATACCGGATATCCAGCAGCATTAATGATGATTGGTTGCGAAACAGGAACGTGAGAGCCATCTTCGTTCTCTACATAAACCTGAATCTGGTTTTCTGGATTTACGGGGTCCGTGTCAATTTTACCGATATAAATTTTGCCATTGGCAACCGCTTTAAAAGAACGCGCCATAGTGAAAAGTTGCGAAGGCATCGATACGATCACATTGGCTGTAATGTCTGTCATTTAATTTGCTCCAGATACAAGGAATCGCCGCAGCGTGGCTACGGTGAATTTTGGGCATAAAAAAACCCAGCCGAAGCTGGGTCGTTGCGTTGGTTATCTGTCAGTAGTTATGTACTTAATTAATTATTTATCTATTGTTCTGCTGTAATTTGGCTTGAAAGTATAGGGCGTATCGCATTTGCAGCATTATTTAGCGCTCTTTCATAGGCTGGTGTTCCTGCTTTGGTGTTTGCCAAACGTAAGAGAGCATTCCTGGCCATAGGGCTTTCATAAACCCTCGACATAAGGCCAATCCCTGTTTCCCCAGCCAATAGCGCGCCTCCGGTTTTTAGGTTACCAATAACCCTTACCAAAGGCGCGAGTGTCATGCCAGTCTTCGTCACAACATTAGCCTCAGATGCTCTTTTGGTAGCATCGAGAATAGATAACATCCCCTCTATCTCTTTTCCGTTCTTCCCACCAAATACAGTTTTAAACACCTGACCATTTGCTTGTTTTTGCAGCTTGCCAAGCTCGGTCATCATTTTCTGAGGGCTGTCACCTACCTTGTCAGCTATTTTGCTGATATATGCCGCCCTTAGCATGTCTTTACCTTTTTGATCGAGTTTCCCGTACAATCGAGCTATATCTGACCCATATTGTCCATACACAATGGTATTTACAGCCTCGGGAGTTAAATCTCCTTTGTTTAGAACGTTTTTAAGGCGCGTTTGAGTTACATGTGTTGCCATTTTTGCATAATCAGCTTTTCCCGCTCTCCATGCTGAAGCATCTTTTGGGCTAAGTCCTTTCGCTATAGATTTACTAAGGCTATTGGTTAGCGAGTTATAGACCCTGTCGACCATTGTTTGCGACATTGATGGCAGAACTGTACGATCGCCTTTTACGTCAATGCGGAACTGAGTTCTCAGCTTATCAAGTAACTCAAAGGCATCATCTCCATTTGTTATCTCCTGAATGGCATTCTTATAATCATTAAGCGCAGAAATGGTCTGGGTGTCAGAAACACCTTTAAGTTTCCCAAGTTCGTTTACTGCTCCGTCGATAGCTCTTATGGCGCCACTTGTATCAACTGGCTTTCCAACCATTCTTCCTGACAGGCTGTTTAGTTTTGACTTGGCTAACGATTTTTCCCTTGCAACGCCTGACTTTAGACTATCAACGACTACAGATGGATCGTAGTCGCCGTATTTTTCGGTGAAGCGATTAACAAGCTTGGTTCTGGCATCCTGCTGTGCGGCTCTCATTGGTCCAGTCCCAGCTATGACTCCTTCTGAGTAACCCTGCAGTTGATTGCCAAGTTTTGTTTTTGGAGGAACTACATCCGATGTCATAACTGGTACATCTGCCGCAGCGGCACGCTTGAGCAATTGCTGATCTGCTGGTGATATTTCGCCACGAACAGCAGTAATTCCACGCCCTATTCCCTTTGCTGCTGCGGAAAGAACACCCTGAGCGGCAAGGTTAACTCCGGCATTTTTAGTTGCATTTTGTGCGAAATCGCCTTTCTGATTTGCGGCCTCTGCCAGTGATCCAATAGCCATGCTTCCTGCCGTTCCAACTCCTGGAACTAAATACCCGCCAATTGTTTCACCGGCTTGCGCGTAGGGGTCTGTCGGTCGATCGACTGGACGATAAACATCATCCAAAACCTTGGGGCCACCAAGCCCCTGGCTGATTGCATTAATCAGGCTTGCGCCGCCCTGTAATACGTCGAATGGTATGTTTACCAGACCACGACCAGCCTGCTCTGCAATTTGCCCTGCACTTTGACCACCTGTGAGCCAATCACCAGCTTGTTGCATCAATGATGGTTCTTCTTTCTGCTGCTGAGGCGGAGGGTATGCTGCATAAAACTGATCTCTTGCTTCAGCCCATTTGTCACCAGCCTTAGGGGCAACAACCTCATCAAAATATTGCGCTTGAGCCTGTGCTTTCTGTTCTTCAGTTAACGCCTGATACTGTGGAGAGGCGATAACATCTTTCCATGCTTTAGCCATTAATCACCCCATAGTGAAGAAAAGTTACTGCTGGCTGCTGGCTGTGATACCTGTGTAGGTTGAGATTGCTGCCGCTGAGATTTACCAACATTAACGTTATATTGTTGGTTGTAATTGTCGGTATATTGCTGAATGTCGCGCATTGATTGTTGCAGTGCTTCAGGGCTTGAGAAATCAACCTGTGGCATACCTTGAAAATACATCTTTGCTTCTGCAACGGTGTTGATACCGGATGCCCCCATGTCTCTGGCTGCTGCAATGCCCTGATTCTGCATCTTTCCTTGGATTCGCTGTGCAGCGTTGTATAGTTTCCTCTGATCACCACCAGATGCACGGCTACGAATATCTGCACCAAGAGCAGGAGAACCTGAAGAGCCTGTAATGCCAGTCATGAAGCCAAGATCGTCAATTGATGCACCAGAAATTGCATCAAGATCTTTCTTCATTGCGTAATTCTGCGCGCTTGCTGCCGATGTAGCCGGAGCGGCAATAGAGCCAGCAGGGACGCGAACCATATTCCCCTCGTTGTCGATACCTTCGTAGAACGCATTAGCCCCAGCGCCGTGAAGCTTCCCGCCTACCGTTACAGTTCTGCCATCTGCTAACTGAACTGTACGCTCATTATTCCCAACCGACCCTTTCATTGATGCTCTCTGCATCGATAAATCCTGACCGCGCATCGTGATATTCTGACCACGCGCTGTTAGCGCCTCGCCAGCCTGATTGCTGCGGATTGTCTCTGCCAGTCTGCCTCGGTCAATTTCACGACCAGCCATCTTGTCCTGAACAGCAAACGCCTTTTCTGGTCCAAGCGCACCGAGAGACATAGTAGTCAGCATGTGTGATAGCTGCTCTGGATTCTGGATACCTGTCTGAATCATCCAGTCAGCATTCGCACCCACACGATTTAACCTGTCCTTGTTGTCAGTAATGAATTTACTGTAGGCTTCCGGTCCCTGAGAAAGAGCGACGTTAGCCCTCATGGCTAAATCGCCCATATCGTTGCGTTGCTGCTCATTAAGACCGGAAAACGCCTGTTGTGCCTGCGCAACAAACGCTGGATTTTCCTTGGCAAACTTAAATAGTCCCGATGGATCACCAGAAGCCCATGCATCAGCATGAACCTTATTGAACGCATTAATCGCTTTCTGTTGCTGTTCCTGCTTATAAATATCAGCAACTCCAGCCAGACCACGTAACGCGGTCAGACCAACGTTATTTGCACCTGAGCGAGCCAGTTCATTGTTTTCGCGGATCAGACCAAGCGTTGCGTTAATGTCGCTTGCCTTTGGCGCATTCTCATTTTGCGTACCGATGCCAGCCAGAAAACCACCAGAATTAATACCCTGTTGCCACGTAGCCATTGATTACCCCTTAAAACAACGAGCCAAGCAGACCAAGACCAGCACCGATACCAGCACCCCACGGAGTTGATAGCTCGAGAGCACTGGCTATGCCACCACCCAAAAGCGCACCGGATGCAGCACCACTAACCCCCTGCTGCAATGCTGACGGTCGGTTGGCGTTTGCCGCAGCCAGCGCCGCGCTTTGCTGTGAAATCTGACTCATGTTGTTGGCATATGTTTGCCCGGCGTTTGCCTGCCCCTGAAGAGCGCCAAGACCGATATTTGCCAGGTTGTTGTAATTGTTCATTTGTCCAGATAGCCATTGCTGACCAAGCGTTGGTGCGATTGTTGCTAACTGATTACTGGTTGCAGTGGAACCCAATCCACCTGTTGCTTCCGCTGCCGCCAGACTCTGATAGCGAGCCTGACCTGCAAGGTCTTTGTACTGCTGAGAGTTGTAATACTGGTTAAGTGCCTGACCTTGCCCCTCCAGAGACGATAAGTTCTCGAGGCTGCCGACATACTTCTCAGCCAGAGGAGTAAACGGCTTCAGGTTGTTCATGATGGTGTTGAACTGCTGATTTTGCAGGTCTGCGTCATACTTCTGAGCTTCTGCTGCATACTTTGCGCTTTTATCAGAGCTACCACCTTTCCCGCCTTTTTCAGGGCAATAAGGTTCCTCGCCGCGCAGTTTTCTGCCCAGCTTAAATGCATATAACATGGCTATCTCCCGTGATTCAGGAAGTCGATTAGTTCTTCGCGTGTAGCACTGTAAAATGTCACGTCATCCACGCCTTTGAAGTATTTCTTGATGGTTCCTACACGATTAAGGCCAATCATTGCGCAGTACATCTGACCGTGGCGGAATTTGCGTGCAGCGAACGATGTGACGCACTGAACGGTGGTGTTAGTCAGAATGTATCGCCAGAACGCCAGCCCAATTTCCTTGCTGAAGCCGCGAATCTCTGGCAGGTACATGGCGTGGCAATCGAATGTAAGCGGCTGAATTTCCTGATAGTAAACAATGCCGCCAAACTGACCGTGCACGTTCACCTCAAAGTAACGGCATTCAGGCTTGTAGTCGTATCCATCACCGTTGTTACTCCCGGCAATAATGTCAGGGTGATTTCCGACTGCTTCGATCAGGTCGATGTTTCGCGTTGGTTTGAATGTAATCATCAGTCAATCAACCCATGAGTCCGTAATGCATCTTCCAGAGCTTTGATACGCTGCCGCGCCTGCTGCAATCCTGTAGCCATAGCCGACATCTCAGACCGTGTGTATGTGGCACTTACCGTGTATGTCTGGTTAGCGTTGAATGAGCCGCGAAGATCCGTACCTGTAGCCGCTGTCCACCCTGTCTGACGAGCACCAATAACCTTGGTGCCGCCGACCGAATAGGATGTTGTTACATTGAGGGGAGATGCCAGCGATTGTGTTGCAGTGGCTGTTTTCGATACATAGTCGTCCTTTAATGCAGAAATGTTGCTCTCAGCAGTCGTAACCCGGCCATCAAGAGCGCTGACGTCAGCCTGTAAGGTGACTATTTCTCCTTCAGCCGTGGTTAGTCTGACATCCAGCGACGCGATTGCATTGGTATTTGCAGTAATACGGATTTCATGGTCGTCTACGTCGATGCGGAGCTGACGAATTCTTTCTTCGTGATCGACCAGAATAACATCCTGCTCATCGTTCCTGACCTGTGCATCATAAGCGCCCTGTCCGGCCTCGTTGGCCTTGTTAGCCACGTTACCAACATCAGTACCTTGCGCGAGAACGTACAGCAGATACGACTGCGAGAAGATATTGCGTGGCAAAATTGAAGCATCAAGGCGCGTAGCCTGAACCGCGACAGGATTATTCAGTGATGAATCTGCCATTACTCAATCCTTATCTGGCAGCCAGAAAGAGTGACAGGTGACTTCGTGATAACGCGCAATTTGAAGCCGACATTTTTCCTGATGCGCCCGACTCGCTTCCACAAAACGCGTTTGTCGTAAACGAACGGTTCATTCTGCTCAATCATCTGCTCACGTCCGTAATTGATGCCGTCAGTGGTTGCAGAGAGGAACAGGCGGTCGGCGTACTGAGCTACGCCAGTGGATGATTCCACCTCCAGATCGAAGCATCTGGCGTTATCCGCTTTGAACAACGGAGTAAACAGCAGGTGTTCCTGTTGCTTGTCGTACTGGCTGCTGATATCGAATTGCAATTTCCCGGTCACGGACTCCAGCTTATCGCCGCACGTTATTTGATTGCCTTCGTAAATGAAGTCGATAGCGCGGTACACATCGTCATACAGGCCTGTTTTCAGTACACACCATTGCGGACCATTGGCACTTGAAGATGCGTCGTATACGAGGACATGGCGCGGAAGATGGATAATCAGCAGCTCATGCGCATCAAATCGCAGCGATTCCATCACGCCATCAGCCAGTTCATCAGCAGTGTAGGAGCGGAGGATTTTCTCAATGCTCGCGCTGGCGATTGGTGACACCTGACCGGAGCCGATGATGTATACAGACGGCGCACCTGTTGCCGGATTGCTGATGAACGCATAAGAATCAGCGAATGGCGTTTTGCAGTAAGTCCCAGCAATGCCTTTCTGCACCATCAGCGATGGCTGTGCGACATACAGAGCAGCCCCAACAGTGGTTGCACCAGTCAGGGAGAAATATTCAATCGTCGACGAACCAAAGCAGACTATGAAGTCTCGCCATGTACCGATGCCGATGATTCCGTCAGGCTGAGACTCTGCGCGATATTGTGCGCTGTAGCGGTCAGGATGCGATTCGTCTTCAAGGTCAGTGATAAACCATGAATCAGTGCCGTCTTTTGACCACGCATAACGCCCACGTAAGCGTGTAATGTCGCGGACTGAACCTAACTCATACTGCGTAAATCCGCTGTCTGCAGGCCAGTTTGAGACGGTTTTAACCGTGCCATCATAGCGATACTCGACCAGTTGACCATTAACGCCTACCGCCTGAGATGTCCGACCATGCGCCATTGATACACGACCACTTCCGGCAACATCACCGACTTCACTTTCGCCCTTATACAGCTTGCCACCACACACGCGATAAACAGCACTCTGCGCCATGTTGTACTCGACGCCGCGCGATATACCGTTCACATCAGAACGTTTGGCAATGCCCGGGAATGAGCGAAGATATCCGCTGCTGTTCAGGATTTCTTTGGGTGTAGCCAGCATATTCACTGGCAGATAGTCGATATAGTCGGCGTTTCGAAAGTCTTTGCCGACACCTTTCATAAGCGGAAGTTGCTGAATCGGCATTTATTCACCTCACGTACTCGGATCATCTTTCTCGATGTAAAACCGATTCCACGTAAACGCGCTTTTGTTACCACTACCGCGAGGCATGTCATTTCGCCGCTCAAGTGGTGGTATTTTGGTTAAAGCGATGCAAATTGTCTGGTATGCACTGTCAGCAGCGGTAAGGAGAGCGTCTGACGGCTGAATGACGTTATCCATGCACACTTGCACAGCGAGTTTCAAGGCGACGCCATCATTTGCCCATGCAGGGATACCTGAATCATCGTCAGGTAACGGCATGATGCCGTTTTCTGTATCAGCAAACTGATATCCAAGCTCGATACCTTTAGCCTGCCATGCTGCCATCATGTCTTCGAGGTCATTAATGGCATCTTCAATTGCCTGAGGGTCAGCATCTGTCAACGTGGCATTGGAATACAGCCCGGCTTTTCGTAAAGCCTTAAGAACGAGATCACCCTTCGTTTTCGCCATCTTCTTCCGCCTTAGCCACTTTATGCTTCGTTGCGGTTTCTTCAGGAGTTTTTACCCAGCCTTTTTTCAGGTGAGATTTAACTTCTTCGTCATCAACAATGATGTAATCGACAGCAAACTGACCACAGGTGATCATGTTGCCCGGCTTATAGAGCATTGTTCGTGCCATTGTCTTCTCCCAATAAAAATGGGGCCGAAGCCCCACCAAAATTACTGCCCGGCAATAACGATGCCCGTATATTCAGGAACAAGTACAGAGCAACCGTACAGAGTGGTGAAACGAGCAGTGGTTACGCCTTTGATGTGGTCGAAGGCGTAAGACATGATCAGCGTAGCGCCCTGCTCGGTGGTTGCCGTCATTACCTGTGGCCCCTGACCAGTTGGGAACGCCAGTTTGCCGTACATCAGTTCAACAGAACCATCAGCCCAGAACAGGTTAGCCGGTGCGGCATTTTTGTTGAGAATGGTGATTGCTGCGCTACTTGCCGCATTAGCATCAACGTTTGCATATGGACGGCTGGCGACATCCGCGTTGTCAGGCGGCAGAATTTTCGGGGAGATAGTTACTGTCGTTCCGCTAACTGCCAGAACGCGGAATACCTGCGGCTGCCCGGTGGTATCTTTGGTGATCTGGTGTACGGAATTCACCCCTGCGATGGTAAACGCATCGCCAACCTGCAAACCTTCAGCAGATACCGTAATGGTCCCCTGTCGGTTATCCACTGGCATATCGTTAGCATCTTTCGCTTCAACCTTGTGCGCAGGTGCTGCTGCCAGCGTAATGGAAGTTGCTGTACCCTTCGGAACACGACCAGAAATATCGGTCTTGTAGCTATCAAAGGAAGCAACCGGAGGGATCTGCGCTTTTTCGTATGCTGTCAGGGTTGCGCCCTGAGCATAGGCACGGTGACCAAGCTCGCCAGCAAGATCTTTGTAGTTGAAGGGGTTCCAGAAAGAGCGACGGTTGATACCCTGAGGTACACCAATCGCCGTCATGGTGGCATCAATGCCTGCCGCACAGTTCCACAAATCACGGCCCTGTGTACCTGTGGTTGAGTCAGCCATCGTGATCACGTTAGTAGCACGCTGCGTGACCATGGAAATCAGGTCAGAGTCAATCTGTGCAGCAAGGCGCATACCTGCGGCGCGACCAGCTTCAGTTTTATGTTCCGGGTCACGCATTTCACGCGCATCCAGAGTGTACAGAATGTTTTTCGGCTCCTTGAACACAGAAGGAACAAGGCGCTGAACCAGTGCTGTTGGCGTTTTGCTGCTGAGGTCGAGACCTTCCTCAATATTCATGTGGTAATGCTGCGGACGATACAGAACATCACCTGCTCGCTGCATTGCTGTATCACCGGGACGGAATTTTTTAGCGTTGCGGGAAACTACGCAGGCGGCCTCAAAGCCTTCAACGTAGTTTTCGAACATGATTTCAAGGTCTTTTGCTAATTGGTTAGCCATGCTTAATGCTCCGATAGGTTATTTTTTTGCCTTTTTAGCGGCGAAATACGGCGTCCAGTCACCAGTTTCCAGCGCCTTGGCTTTCAGTTTGTCGAGGTTATTGATTACTGCGCCGTTGCTCCCCTTAACTGTCGGGGTTGTGGCTGCCGTGGTTTTTGCTTTTGGCATGATTCTGGCCTTAGATTCGATACGTTCCAGCAGACGACCAATTGCTACGGGGTTGGTAGCTTCTGCCAGTTGCTTGCGCAGTTCAGCGTTGCGACCAAGCGCCAGAACAACGATTTCCGGCTTCTCTGACTCAAACAGGATCGCGTTTTGTGTCTCGATGGGGATTTCCTCGAGTACGGCCTGTTCTGCTTCCTGATAGCCAGGAACCTTGAGAGCCTTAACACGTTGCTGATATTTGGATAATCGCTCTTGATAAGCAGCCTGAAGCTCCTGCTCCTTCTGCTTGCGAGCCATCTCCTGTTGCTGGTACTTGCCGTTATCCTCTGCCCACTTAGCCATGCGTTGCTGATAGATTTCTTCATCGAAACCGATGTCCTCATCATCCAGTTTTGGCATTCGCGGTGGTTGAGTGATTACCGGCTGCTGCTCGACGGGTTTCTGAGACTGACGCATCAGCTCTTTCAGCTCACGGTCTTTCTCTTTAATCGTCTTGCGCAGGTGTTTTACCAGTCCATGCTCTGCGCCATCTTCGCTGGTTGGCGAATCCAGCTTTTCGTCACCAAAGTAGAATTCCTGTTCTGATTCGTCGTCATCAGTTTCAGTAGCTTCCTCTACATCATTGCCGGATGACTCACTGCCATCTTCTGTTTCGACTTCTTCAGCCAGTTCGACATCATCAGGAATCTGCTCTGACGCGTCGGTTTCGATTTCAACTTCTGGTGTGTTTTCTGCCATCTGGTCCATTTGTTACCCCTGTTTACTCGATGTTCAGCCCATCGGAAGGCAATATGGTGCCAGGCCTCATAAAGACAGCCATTGCACGTTATGGGTTAATTACTGCTGTGGTTGTTGCTGAGTTGATTTTTGCAGGATGCTGCTGATGTCCATGCGCTGCGCATGGCCCTGTGCCTGACTTTTCAGGACAAGCTCTGCATCAGCACGGGCATTGTCTCCTTGCTGTTGCTGGAACTGTCCGAGCAGTTTCAGAGCCTCGCGGATATCAGATTTCTGCTGGCTATCAGCAGATGCGAGGATTTTCACAACGTTTGCCGCTGCAACCTGAGCATCAGTCTGTGCCTGGAATGCTTTAACCTGAATGGCTGCCTGTTCGTTCTGCGCTTTCTGCAATTCAGCCTGACCAGCAAGAAGCTGACCTTGCGCTGCAACCATAGCCGGATCTGGCTGACTGGCCTGTTGTTGTTTTGCCTGCTCAACCATCTGCTGTTCTTCTGGTGTTCTCGGCTTGATAACTCCAGACAGAAGCAACTGATTGCGGTTGTATTCTTTAAGGTCGTCCATCCCTTCGCCGTCCATATTGTCGAGAATCATCGACGACACAAGGTCGTGCTTCGGCGTTCCTGGTGGGATAAGTGCCAGCATGGAAAGTAACGACTTAACCGTTGCATCACGGCGAGTAGCGAACGACTGACCAACATCGACAGTCACTTCATAGTTACCCTGCGAAAGGTCGTTAAGCGCGATAACCTGCCCTGTCTGACGGTCAACCACTTCACCAGTCATCAGCGCCACGTCATCGCTGCCGTCCTCATTAACGATACGCATCGGCGTATCACTGCCATAGACTTCACGAGCCATAGAAAGCCACACGACGCCAGCACGGCGCATGGATTTAGCCATGTTGTCCATGTAGATATAGGACTGCGTGTCCATCCGGTTAAAGATGCTATCAACGGTATCGGTAGCGACGTTGCTCGGCATGTTCTCAAGCTGCGACGCACCTGTAATTTGCTGAATAGCCGTTCCGGTGTACTGCAATAGCCCGGCAAGAGCAGGAGGCATTTGTGTCGGAGGTGTCCAGCCAGCAACCTGAGCTTCTGAAATGACTGTTCCGTTTTTGTCCTTCTTGCTGGTCATGGGAAGAACTGCAGGTCTTTTCTTATTCCTCTCTGCCCAGTGATTCATTAATGGACCGGGAATGAAATCAACATCCACGATAGGAATGCCATCACCGCCCGCCTGAGTAGCGTTATCTGCAATCATGGAAACCATCAGGTTCTCAAGACGCTGTGCATCCATCGCTTTTGCTGCGTGGCCTTCGATTCGTTCCTGATTATCAACAAATGAGCGACGCCCATATACCGGGATGAGAGGAATATGTTCGCCCGGAATACGCTTCGGTTCTTCCAGCCATTCAGCGCCAGACAGAAGGCCGCAATAAACGCGGCGTTTCTTCACTGTCCGCTCGCCAATCAGTTCGAATGCGCCATCGGTCAGCTCGTCGACAATATCTTTGATTTGCTCTTCATCATAGATTGCCGTTTCTCCGCTGACAGGGTTGCGCCACGCCGTGAGCTTCACCTTCTCTATGCGAACTTCGTAGTAGCGTCCAACATAGATGGCATCAGGCGTTGACCAGTCATACTGAGTACCAGTGTCATCACGAGAAAGACTTGCCGCGATGGAGTCAGGGTATTCAGCCTCGAACGCTTTAGGCGTCATGGAGAACATTTCCATAGCCCACATAGCATCAGAGCGGTCATATTGCTTGCTGTCCTGATCGAAGAAGACGCATGTCGCTGGGTCGTAAACAGGAAGAAGGCTTATACGGCGTTGCTCGTTACTCGGATCCATTTCATCTTCGTAATCGGCACACATGCGGAAACAACCGAATCCGCCCGTTACAGCATCATCAAATGCGTTATCACACGCTTCGCCACCGGATGTTTCCTGATAGTCAGCGCGGAATTTGCCGTTCATCTTTTCGGCTAACGCTTCCGATGCCTTATCGTCCTTCGGCCTGAATTTAACGCTGATGCGATTCTGTCGATACTCGCCAATGATGCGATCACATTCACGGGAAACCTTATTCAGTTCAAAGCGCGGGTAATGCTCAAACCTGCCTTCATCAAATGAGTAACCAGCGTTTGTGCTGCCTTCCCACTGTGCGCCGGATACCCGGACGAAACGTTGAGCCTCAATAATCTGCTCACGCATATCCTGCGTTGCTGACCAGGCATTATCAAAGTTGCACAGCACCTTGCGATGCCAGTCAGCCATCTTTCTATCATCAGCCATCATCCAACTCCGCAAGGTATGTTGTAGCTTGAGTAATCAATCTCTTTAGGATCTTTGATGTCTCGCATCTGTATTGCAAAACGCCTCATCATGTAGCCATAGCGAACAGCAGAAAGGATGTCGTCATTTAGCTTGACGATCTTCCCGTTCTCATCGCGGTGATACAGGCGAAACTCTTCAAAGAATGGCTCGCAGGTGTTAAATACCTTGAAACGACCGTCGAGCATCATGTCGCGTATCTCTGCTATCCCGGGTTCGACCGCATTACCTCCATCAGGCCATGTTGCATGATCTGGCAACATGTCGAACCCAGCGTCGGCGTATTGTTCCTTGAGCTGAGCGCCGCCTCCCTTTTCGTGCTGATGCCCGTCATGAGGCCAAGCTGTAGGGGTGTTTTTGCTCCATGCTTTAACAGCACTCCATGCCTCTGTCGCCTTCTTCTGTTTGGCCTTCCAGACGCGAGAAAGATAAATCACGTCCTCGTCTTTATCCCACCAAAGCTGGATATGTGCCTGTGGGTGATCCCATCCGAAGTCCATTGCATTGATGACGTAGAAGTGATCAGGACACTCGAACGGCTGACACTTAATAGTCTCTTCCGGTATCTGGAAGATTCGACCACTACCCATCGTAGGAATACCGCGAGCACGCGCCTCTCTCTCATGCTCGGGATAGGATGCGATGATTTGCTCTTTCTGCTCGTCGGTGTAGTGCTCAGCGTCGTAGATGGTCATGTTGACCACTTTCTGCGACTTGCTGGGATTCTTCAGGAACTTGGTAACAACGTCAGACATCCCCATCAGCGGGGTAAACGTCAGAATTGAGAATTGCCCGTATTTGTTGGTACGGGTAAGCCCTTCTCCATAAATGCTGTATGGTGGCTCTTCGTCAAACCACACGCCGTGGATTGTGTCACCCTGCCAGCGAGCACGGCCTTGCGAGTATGGTTTGAAGTAGCAGATTGAAATGCCATCTTCAACGCCATCAGCCGTGTGATGCTTAACCAGAAGATGATCAACAAGGTTCGGAAAGAAAGGAGACTTCTTCCAGCTAATGATGTCTTCTTTCGGTATGGAACCGTAGCCAGGCTCATCATTCTCTTCGATACGACCGCACAGGATGCGTTGAGTCGTTTTGGTTACAGTCTCGTTTGTCTCGCCGCCAATCCAGAAGACAACAGGCTCATAGAAACGCTTACCTTTCCACTCACCGCCATATTTACCATCAGCAGGATAGCCTTTTGTGCCCGGATAACGCCCTGTAAGGTGAAACGCGACTTCAGCAGCACCAGTAAATGACTTACCAAGCTGGTTACCAGCCATAAAACAGCGCTCTGGATAGTCATGCCCAGCGTCGATGAACTCACGCTGTTTGCTGTATGGCGTAAATTCATATAGCAGGTGTGTGTTCCGGTAGTTCTCTTCTTCTTCGAGTAGCTCGAGCAACTCGATTTGCTCTTCGTCGCTCAGGTTATCAAGAATCGCGTCCAGTTCCACGGTTGAATAGCTCCTTGATACGAGAGCGCCGCTTATCGCGATCTCCCTTATCAGGTGTCACGTCTTCAACTTGCGACTGCTCTTTGAGGCCCAAATCACGGGCGATGATGTTAGCGTTGAGAAGGTCAGCGGCTGCGCCAGAGAATTTCTGGTCGTAGATGATGTCTTCCGCTCGTGATGTGACGTCAGAAAAACCTTCCATTGACCGGAAGGTTCCCCACGTTTGCCTGGTGATATCAAGGAAGGTACACAATCCTGAAATAGTCATGGCTCGCATCTTAGGGACATTAGCCTTAATTATTTCTCCCTGATATGAAAATACCTTACCCTCCCATAGCGGGTTATCATCAGCCCACTCGAAGTATTCACAACAAGCAGCCCACAGCGCCTCAGGCGATTCGAATTTAGGATTTCGCCCATGACTACTGCGGGCCTCCCAAAATCGGTTGCCCTTTGGTGCTGCCATATTGATTATTTCCCTTCTGCTTGCTTATCCCATTCATCGCGGAATTTGGATGGGTTGTCGAAGCCCTGAGAGCCTGAACAAACTTTGATTACCATTACTTAGCTCCTTTCTGCTTGCCTGTGTTTGATGTCGTTTCAGCAGCAGCCCCAGAGCAATTAACGCTACCCGCAACACCATATCCATAACCAGTCTTGAAGAAATTATTGCCAGTAAATTGGTTAACAATCTTCCCGCAGCACGGGCAGCGTTGGCATTGGCAATAAGGGGATTGATTATTCCAGTGATACATCTTGTTTCTCCTGAATGAATGGCAGGAAGTGATTAACCATCCTGTCCAGCATGTAACAGTACGTCTCGTTGGCATCTTCAGGCCTTGTCGTCACGCCGACATCAGAGCAAACGTAAAAGCAGACGTGGGCGCACTCATGAACGAGCGTAGCGATCTGCTGATCGAATACTCCAATCAGATAGCATCGCTCACCCGTATCAGTGTTTTCATAGTTGCTTGCAAACCCAAGATTGAATGGCTTCTCATCCCCGCTGCCGCCAAGGAATTTATCAGCGTGCTGAAACTGTTCTCTGGTTGTTGCGAGGTAGACATGTGCACTTTGAAACAGCGGAATGGTGAACGCCGGGAGTTTGTGCCATTTGGCCTTAGCCATATCACACTCCAGCGGTGAACAGGTCTAACGCCTCCTTCGATTTACGTACCGCTTCGAATGTGCGGATCGTGATATCCGAATTAGCGCCGCCTGACTGGAAGTGAATTTTGAATAGCTCAAGCTTCAGCTCGTCAGTGCCAATGAACTGAAATGCTTCTTCTGCGGCTGCGTTCTGGTTCATGACCAGTTTGTAAATCTCTAACTGGAATTTCTGTTCTTCAGTCATGGGAATAATCTCTGCCATTGTTGGCTCCGTTTATCCGTTAAAAGGGATATCAGTTAAGTTATCCCGTGCAGGGTATAAGCCATTGTCGAGACCACTCATTGAATGGCCTCTGCAATAACCGATGTCTTTCCATCAGTCCGCCACCACAAAGAATCTTTTTTGCCATAAGGCAGGAGGTTCATCTTTCAGTGGCTGCCAGTGTTATTTCCCCACTTACTGGCTTGGGTTGTTTCGCTGTACTGCCGTAACTGGTTACCCAGAATAAATTCCGGTTTCATTATCAAGCCCACCCGTAAATGGGCTTTGTAATGGCTACTTCACTTTTGCTTTTGCTTCCGCTCGCTTACGCCGGCGCTCTTCTTTCCTCTCGGCTTTTGCCATGTCCATGAATGCCTGCATGATCGAGTTCCGCATCATGTAGCTAACAAAGTGATGATTGACACAGCCGTTGAGGCGCAGCTGCTCGCCAAACTCATCCACCGAGGCCAATGCTTCCATCATGCCCTTCTCGCCTTTCATGAACTCTGAGAAGTCGCGCCCCGCTCTGGAGGCGCATTCAATGACACGATCACTCATCCCGGAAGCCCGGGGATCGTAATCTGCAGCTGGTTAGCCATGGAGTTAATCTCAGCGACCAACACTGGCTTCGTATAGCGCCATGCTGCCAGCCCTTGTCCGCAGAAGCTAGCCATGTCTTTCTTCTGGTCAAACTCATGACATTTCATGTTGAGCTGCGCACTTAAGCTGTTGCGATGCTGAAGTTCTCCGGTGAAGTAGTCATCGAGGACTTTATAGGCCGCGTACTTGAACCCGGGGTTTAACCAAGCCGCATAATCGTAAGCAACAAACTTCCCGCCATATGTTCCACCGTGTACACCGCGCTCAGTAAAAACCACAGATTCGTGGTTTTTCTCCAGCTCGGCTAAGAACTCTTTGGTCTGCTTGTTTCGCAGGTAGTGGTAAGGCGATTCAGATTCACTTTTACCACTGGCTTTCCACATATCAGTGAGGCAGATCATGCCATCTTCACCGATACGAATTGGTTGATTGAAGAGGGTTAATGATTTCATAGCGTGTACCTACTCTTTGAAATGAACCTTTGCCGCACAGGAAACCAGCCCACCGAGGCTCGCCAGCACTAACTGGTATCCTCAAAGGCCCATTCCAAAGGGGCAGGTTCGGTGTAAAAAACATGCGTTGCGGTACGCATTTATTGCAAAAAGCCCCGCATCGCGAGGCTCATTAAATGGACTTTGTGATTTGCAAAAAATTATTTCAGGCATTGCGTCCTGATGTATTCCTGCAGGTAGTTAACCTGC